AAGCCGGTGTCACCACTTGCGGCGCGGCGGGCTTGGTACTCCTCCTCCCGCGCGCGTACAGCGGCACGGGCGCCTTCGGCAGTCGGCAGGGGCATTTCAGCAACGCCCGCCTCCATGACGGCGCGGATGTTGGGGTTCCGCAGAAGCAGACGGCCAATCGCCGTCTGTTCCGGCGGGCGCATCCGTTCGGCCGCAAGCTGCTCAACGCCACGGGCGACGTCGCCAGCGCCGTAGGCCATTCGCTCGCCAACGCCGATGGGCTGCGCCGCCGCGCGCTGTTGCGGTTGCGGGCTGGGCATAGAGCGGAACGCCGCTTCTACTTCGCGGGTGAGTACGTCCGGCGATACGCCTTCCGGCGCCTCGACCTCAAACCGACGTCCGTCAGGCGCCGTGACTTCGTACCGCATGGCGCGCTCCTACTGGATCGGCCGGATGATAAGACCACTCGGCGTTCGGATTTCGCCAGGGCGTTCTGCGGGTGCGCTACCGCGAGGCGTAGCAGACGCAGGCCCACCGCGCGGCGGCTCTGCGGTGCCGCGGCCTCCGGGGCCGGGGATCTGAACCGGCGGGCGGTTGCCAAGGCCGAAGTGAACGATCTCCTCGTATGCCTCGCGCAGACGACGAAGATTACGCTGCAACTCGCCGGCGCTCTGCGACTGGTCAACGCTGCCCAGGACCGCCTGCAAGTAGTTAATTTCCTGGTTGGAGACGTTGCCCAGCGCGCCGCCGGTCGGGCTGGCCTGACGCATTTGGTTGAGCTGATCGAAGCCGATGTTGGCGCGGATGGTGTCGAGGTTCGCGCGAAGATCTCGCGCGCCCGTCCCGCCGCGCTGGGCAAGCGTCTCAGCAAAAAATCCCGTCGTCGGAAGTGCCGACGTCCGCATGATTTCTTCCGCGCGGTCGATGGAGCGGATAACGGTGCCGCCCGTCTGCTGCGTACCTTCGGTGCGGACGCGGGTAGCCTCGGCACGCCGCGCTTCCTCGGCGGCGGCCGGGCTTCCGGGGATCGCCTGCATACTGGTCACGCGGCCTTGCTCGTCACGGACGACTTCGTACCCCGGCGGGATGGAGCCGATCTGCGGCATGTTGACGACCGTGGACGGCGGTGTGCCGCGGCGCTCCAGGTACCCTCGCGCCAGCGCCTGCGCTTCGGGGCTACCCGGCGCAAAACCAGCATGACCCAACATGCGCGTAAACTCATCGGGCGCCCGTTCTGCGGCGGCGCTAACCCGCCGCAGCAGTCCTTCGGCGCCCTCTGCAATCCGACGGGCGTTCTCGGGCGAGAACTGCGCCGGGATGGAGTTGGCGTACTGCGGGAACCGTTCGGCCACATAGGCCCGCGCGGCGGTGTACTGCTCGGGTGTAGACGCGGCGGCGAACAGATCACGGCCCACCTTGATGGCGTCGGCTTCGGCTTGCGCGGCGTAGCGGCGGGTCTGCGCGCGGGCCTGCTCGGCCTGGACGTTCCGCTGCTCGATCTGACCGGCCATCGTGGGCGCCGCCCGGCGAAGCGCGTTGACGCCCTCCGGCGTGTTCAGATCGACGCCGGAGGCCATCAAACCGCGAAACGCGTTGCGCTCCTGCGCCATTTCCTGCGCCTCGGCCATCCGCATCCGGTTCATTTGGATGTTCTGCGCCGCGCCGTAGATCTCCCCGATGTTGGGCATCTGGACGGGGCGGATTTGCGCGGCGATGGAATAGTCAACCATGGTCAGAATACCCCTTCCATGACATTGGCGGGGGCGCCCCCGCCGCCGGACGGAAACAAGTATCGGGCCATCATGTAGTTCGGCACCGCCTGCGACAGCGCGCCCGTCAAAGCATTCACGCCGCCGACGTAGCCCGAGGCGCGGGCTGCGCCAGCGCCCTGCTGGGCTGCGGCGATGCCCTGCCCAGTCTGCCCCATGGCCCCGGACAGCACGTTCGTGCCGGTCTGGCCAGCGCCCATGAGGCTCTGAAGCGGGTTGAGCTGCCCGGCGCGGTTGATTTGGTAGCGGTTGAAAGCGTTCTGGTATTCCTGCGAAGCAAGATCCTGCCCGAACCGCTGGACGCCGCGCAGCGTCGCGCCCGACAACAGGCCACCACGGGCGGCGGCCGATCGCTCTAGGGCTTTCATGCCCTCACTCATGCGGAAGCCGTAGCCAGGGTCGGCCGTGAAATCGGCCATACCAAAGTCGCGAGCGTAGCGGCCGTAACCGGGGTCTGTCGGCGCGCCGGCCAAACCCAGCAGCGTCATCAGCCGGTTCTGCGCGGTCAGACCGGCTTCGCGGAACGGCTCTTGCAGCTCGATCTGCCGCTCCAGCATGGCGGTCTGCGTGTCGGCCGCCCGATTGGCGGCGCTGACTTGCGCCCGCGACGCCTGACGGGAACCAAGAAGACCCGCGCCGGCGCCAAGGGCGGCGGAGCCAAGAATAGCGGTTTCGATACCCATTATCCGGCCCTCGCGACAATGCCGTCGTCGTAGACGTTAAACCCTAACCGCCGAAAGATATCAAACATGTAGTCGTGTCCCGGCGCGATACGGCTAAACGCGCCTTCGCCCGCAAAAAGTTGTGCGATCACGCCCTTGGTCGCCCATTTCTTACGCCACTCCGGCAGGATAGAGACATGAACTTCTCCGTCCTTAAAGTAGGCGGCGCCGATGCACTCGCCGTCCCGAACGACAGACTTTACCGTCCAGTCTTCCAGCGCGGCCTCATATGCCTCATAGGCAACCGGCGAAGACCAATCGGTCGCGGCGTAGCCTACGGCCAACCCTGCCTCTCGGTCATCCACCAGCGCCGTCGGCATTACTGCGTCACCTCTCGCCCGCTGGCGCGAATGTTAATTGCAGAGCCCGTGCCGGCGATAGTGGAAATGAAGCCGCTGGGCGACAGCACCTGGCCCACGATCTCGGGAAAGGTGTACGTCTCGTTCGGCAGCAGCGTCTTGGTCTTGACGATTAAGTTGTCATTGCCAGCCGATCCAGCCGCCGTGACGAGGTTGACGCTGATCGTCGCCGCCGAGGCGCTGTAGTTGGTCGCCGTGAACTTGTCGATGATCGTCGTGACGCCCTGCGCCGTGTACTGCGTCGTCTGCGTGGCTTCGGCGGTCTTGGCGGGAATAAGGACTCTAACGAGGACAGCCATGGCTACTCCAGTTCGAGCGAGTTGTTAGAGTCGTATTTCGTCATTACCCAATTTGCGCCGTCGGAAACAAGGGTTGCGTTAGCGCCGGCCACCGCTTGTAAGATATCCGTAGTCGCCGCCCCTCCGTCCAACGGCACAACATTGCTGGACGCGGACACCAAGGTTTGCGCTTGGTAGTTTTGAAATTGCAGTACTCGGCCGATAATAGCTGCTGGCGGCGGAAGCGTCACCACGCAGGGCGAGCCCGACTTATTGTTGATGAGCCACGTCTCGTTAGCAGCTACGCTAAAATCAGCAGTTTTGACTGCCGGCGGTGGGTATTTAGCGTTGATAGCGGCGTCAATTATCGATACATCAAACAGCGGTTGAACTTGCAGTGTCTCAACCTGCTTTTGAAGCTCCGCGATTTGCGACTCTTGCGCGGACCCGTCCGGTGCGGCCAGCGCATTGTCGAGCTGTCGCCCTAGGACGACCTGCTCCTCGGAGCCGGTCGGCGGCCCGACCTGGAGGTCTTGCAGCGAGGTAGCGTTCGACCCCGCCCCGGTCAGGTTGAACAGGTTGAAAAAAAACCGATACCACTCGCGCGCCATCAGCCCGGTGCGCTCGTCGATGAGCGGCACGCGCGGCGCGGGGATGTTGGTGATGTTCGGAGGGCTAGGCATTGGTCGGGCTGGCGCGCAACTCGGCGCCCATAATGGCGATCTTTACCGGATCGGTGCCCGAGATCTCGTACACCCGGTCGCGGATCTTCATCGTCATGCCCAGCCGGCGCCAGAAAGCGCGATGGCCGTACTGGCCGATGCGACCAATCGACGTCCACCTTTCATTCGACCAAGTGTGACCGCCGTCATCGGACCAGCGCAGCATAACTTTGGGGATCATAGTCGCTAGAGGGGAAACGGTAGCGTAGATAAAGTTTCCGTTTTCGGTCAGCAAACGATCATTAGTTTCGGTCGAAAGTGCGCCTATAAGCACTTCGCTAGAAAACCGATCCGTCTCGTTTGGCGCCTCGTTGAGGCCCACACCCGTCTCGCAGTCCAATTGCAGCGTGTGGTGTGTGGTGCGGCGCAGCGTATTCTGGCCCGTCGGCAGCGCCCGCCACGACCGCAACCACCGTTGGATCTGGCCATTGTCGGCGTAGACGTCGAGGTCGAAGGCGTAGATATTGCCGTTCTCGTAGTCGCCCACGACCACTTCGCTGTTGAACGCCATCTGGCAGTTGCTGCGGTGGCGGGTGAAGTCGCCGTTGTCCCACCCGGCCCGCTCATGCCACGCCTGCGTGGCGACGTCGTAGACCCAGGTGGTGTCGGCCTGCGGGAAGATCAGCACATAGAACGAGTGGCCATCCTGCTGGTAGGTGTAGCCAATTGCGTCCGACAGGTTGCCGTACTGCTGGATGTGCCATTCGACGGCGTGGGTCGAGATGCGCTGCGCCTGGTAGCCGTTGGCCCGGTAGACCATGCCGCGTCCGCGGGCGTCCGCACCCAGCCAGAAAATGCCGTTGTCCATCTTGGCGACCGAGTAGGCCGCCGCGCAGCCGATCTCGTTGAACGCGCCCTGGATGCGCTGGAGGGGAAAGTCGGCGGTGCCGGCGTCGTACCAGACTTCGGCCGAGTTGGTCCCGAACAGCCAGACCTCGCGGTTGCTGACCAAAAGAGACACAAGGCCGTCGGGCGAGCCTTCGGCGCTGGCGAAGTCGAGCGGGTCGATCTGCGTGCCTTCCAGCAGGCTCGTCACCCAGATCTTCTGGCTGTTCGGCTCGTTGAAGACGAAGTAGCCGTCGAGATAACCGACCGTGACCGCGCCGGGAAAATCCCGATCCGTAATTTGCGCGAATACGTTCGTGCCTGCATTGTAGATGTAGCTAGGGCCATTAGCGGCTACGAACAACTGCGTGCCGTTGTCGGCCATCGACACCGGCCCGGTGCCAGCTACGGTGCCAAGCGCCGTCGAGGTCCAAGACGACGTGATCTTGTATAGCGTATCGCCGGAGACGGCGTAGCCAAAGCCGCCGAACTGCCAGAGCCCGCGAACGGGGCCTGTGCCCAGCGTAGCAAGCAAACGCAGCCCAGGCGCACGCTGAAGGAACGCCGGCTCTTTGCCGCCCTCGGGGACGATCTCTGGGAACAAATTTACCATGCGGCTGTCCGCAGCGTTGACGCTGCGGGCCACATAAGACGATCCGAGGATCGGCGTCTTCATGGGTTAAACATATCTAGTAGTTACCTGCAAAAATATTAAACCTCTGTCGAGTGCCCACGATGCTGTAGGGCAGCGCCATCACATCATCGGGGTTGTTAATCCGCTTGAGGTTGCGCTTCGACGTCATGGCGATGCGCGACACCTGGAAGGACGGCTCAACGCCGAACTCCGGCGCCATCTCGCAGGCCAGATTGTAGCGGAAGGCGCGCAGGTAGCCCGGCGGAAAGGTCAACTCAGTCGCCAGATTGGCCGGCTTCGACAGCGGCTGGACCGAGACGATGTGGAACTCCAGCACCTTCGTCGGCACCGGGTAAACGTACATCTCGATGTTCGGATACGTCATGTTGACCCACAGCACCTGGGGGTAGGTGCTGGTGACGGTCTTCACGGCGATGCCGTTGTACTGCTGCTGATTGATCAGCTTGAGGCCGTAGGAGATGCCGGTCGCCGGATCGCGGAAGTATGTGCTGTCTTCCACCAAGATTGGACGCTCGCCCACGATATCGCCGGTCGGGCCAAAGGTGCGAAACCGCGCGCCGGGCGGCCACGTCTCCACTTGGTCGATGGTCGAGAACACGGACAGGCGCTCCGTATTCCAGCTATCGATCATCTGGTTCATGGCATTGAGCGCGTCCTGAGACGTCTCAGAGGACGGCGTTTCGCCCTCGGCCAGCACGCCCAGCAGACGGAGCGATCCGTTGATAAGGTCCCCTGCCGTGGCCATGTCAGTCGTCCTTGTTGGCGCGCGGGCGGCCTCGTCGGCGCGGGGCCTCAGAGGTCATTGTATCATCCCCAGCGGCG